GTTCCTGGTTCATGGAAGAGAAGTTTAAAAAAACAGACGAGGGATTCCTTCAGGGGCGTGCGATCGTAACGACTGTAGGTGTTTACCCTTATTCAATGGCCGATGGTTCCGTTAGATACGAACTAAGACCTCCTGAAGAGGTTTTCAAAACCGATTCTATAAATTCCCTTAAAATGAAACCTCTCACGAACAACCACCCCACTCCTGAAGATAGTGCTAATTTGGATGTAAATCCAGGTAATGCTTCGATACTCCAGGTTGGTTCTTTGGGTGATTCAGTTTATCAGGATTCATACCAGTTAAGCGTTCCTATCATGATAACCAGAGAAGACGCAGTTCAAGACGCAGAAGATGGTAAGATTGCCCTTTCTGCCGGTTATGACGTCAGGATAGACATGACTCCTGGTACATGGATGGGGATTCATTACGATTGCATTCAGAGAGATATCAAATACAATCATGTTGCGATTGTGAGTAAAGGTAGAGCGGGTGATAGCGCTGTCATGAGATTCGATTCCTGTGACGGTTTTACAAATATCCAAAAACAAAATAAAACGGAGGTGGTATCGATGCCAACTAAAAAGATTGTTCTTGACAGCGTTGAATATGAGGCAGAACCAGAAGTTATCAAGCAACTTCATGGGTTTCGTACTAGAGCTGACGAGGCAGAAGGTAAAGTTAAAAAGGCCGATGAAGAGATTGAAAAACTAAAAGTTGATCAATCAAAACTTGAGGCTGAAAGAGACGGTCTCAAGGAAGAGAACGAAAAGCTCAAAGCTGATTCAGCGGAAGGCCCCAAGCAAGAAGTCATTGATAAGGCTGTGCAGAACAGACTAGATTTACTTGACAATGCTCGGAAAGTCGGTCTGAAAGTCGACAGCAAAGATTCTGAAGACAAGATTAAAAGAGAAGTGATCGCGAAAGCTTTTCCAAAGGCAGATTTGGAAGGGAAAGATGCGGTATACATTGATCATCGTTATGATGCATCTATTGAGCTCTTGACCGAATCTGAAGATCAAAACAAAGAAAACAAACGTGATCTTGCTGACCTTCCTAACGAAGGTGAGAGTGAAAGCAAGCAAGATAGCGAATACGAAGGTCTTTCTAAGTCAGAGGTTTCTCGACGGAAAATGATCAAAAACGAAAACAGAAAGGGGAGAAAATAATGCCACAATACGGAGCCTTAGACCCGGCTTTTCCCGGGATGTCAGCGGAGATTTTTGTCAAGACAGAATCTAAATTCGCTATGGAAGCCATACCTTTTGGTTATCCAATGTTCGCCTATTCTGGTAACGTAACAGATCCCGGCAAGACCGGTGAAGTCTGGCTTTACCACAATGACCGTTCAAAAGTTGCTTTTGATGCTGACTTTGTTACAAGTAACAGCATTGCTGTAACTGTAAATGGAGTCGCTGTCACTGCAGTTGTTTTTGACACAGATCATGAAACTACCATGACCAATCTTCTTTCTCAAATTGAGACCGATATCACTGGCGCAACTGCTACTCTCGATACCGACGATGTTAATGGAAGAACTTTCTTCGTTGACATTGATGGTGTGGACGTGGTCGTCACTGCTGTTGTAACTCTTGGTGCGAGTCAGGCCGTTGCCACTATTACCGTTTCCGGTCGTCAAGTATTTGTCGGTGTTTCCGGTCACACTCATGTTGTAGGAAGTGCTCCTAAGACTGACCTGGAAGGGAATGTCCTTGAAGCTGCAAAAGCTTACGTTGCCAAGGATCAACTCAACAACGTTTGGGGTGGTCTTATCAATGTAGATGTAGCCGTAGCCGTTTCTGATACTGCTACCGCTTATGTAATTACTTCTGGAGCAAACCAAGGGCGCTTTGGTGCCACTGCTGGCTACGACACTGGTTGTAAATATCGATCCAATACTGCTGCGGCTGGTACTGCCGTTGTCGAAGTACGTGGATTAAAGTAAGGAGAGGATAAATGCCTGAATATAAAAAAGAAGTAAAGCTTGACGCCAATGACATGGCGTTTTTCGCTGATGAACTTGAGAACGTAAAGTCTCAAACGTATGACATTGTTTACGAAAGAATCAAATTTCGTGACTTGCTACCCATTGACCGTAGCGCTTCCCCGGCCGATAACACCATTACTTTTCGAAGATATGGCAAGGTCGGTACTGCTAAATTTGTTTCCGACTACGCAACAGATTTTCCGAAAGCGGATATCTATGCCGAGGAAGTGAGCTCCAACATCAAGTCTATTGGTACTTCTTACGACTACTCAATCCAAGAGATTAGAGCGTCCAGGGAGACCGGTAAAAACCTTGATGCCAGAAAAGCTGAATCTTGTCGCCGTGCAATTGAAGAAAAACTTGATTCTATTGCCTGGACCGGAAATAAAAAACGAGGACTACAAGGATTTTTCAACTATCCAGGTATCAGTGAGTACACTGTTCCGGCAGGTGCTAGTACTAAGACGGAATTTGATGAAAAAACTCCTCTTGAGATCGTGGCAGATTTCCATGGTTTAATTTCTGCAATTATTGTAACTACCAACGAAATGGAGAGTCCAAATACTATCATTCTCCCGTTGGAGCAATACTTGTATCTTAGCGCGACCCCAATGTCTACCGATAATGACAAGACTATCCTGACTTATTTGTTAGAGACTCTTGCCGTTCTTGGTATTACTACCATTGAAAAGCTAAGCAAGCTCAAAGCTGCTGGCCCAACCGGCAAAGACATGATGATGGCCTACGAGAACACCATGGATAAATTGGCGTACCAATTGCCGCAAGATTTCGAGCAGATTGATGAGGATAAGGTTGGAATGGCCTATACTATCCCTTGTCATGCAAGATCTGGTGGAATGACCATCTACTACCCTCAGTCAGTAGCTTTTGCTGAAGGTATTTAATTTTAAAACACAAAGGACAAAAAAAATGATTCTAGAATCTACAGCAAGTGGTGTAAAAATCGTCCCTTACCGAAGAGGTGAGGGGCTTCCCGTTACAGGGAAGCTCATAATCCTGCCTGGTCACAATGAAATCGATACTAAAGATTGGAATTGTGCTCGGAAAGAAAAGGGGATTATCTCAGACCTTAAAAGAGGTGTTCTTATAGAGCATTTTGCAAAAGAAGTTGTTGAGAAGGTCACTGATGAAGAAGGGAAAGAAAAGCCCGTAAAAGTACTTAAGGCGAAGGAATTTATTCAATTAAACAATCAGGAAGCTGCTGATATTGTTCAAAACACCTTCGACCTGAAAACTCTTAAGGCTTGGAAAAAGAAAGAACAGAGGGAAAGTGTTCGAGTTGAGATTATAAATCAAATCGATTCTGTAAAAAATTACACTACTAAAGACGAAGAAGAAGATTAAAAGTGTCATTGACTGTAAAGCAAAGACTAGATCTCTATTTGCCAATTTATAAGAACGATCCAGATCAGTCTGGTTATATCCAATTGGCAACAGAGAAAACGTCGGCTTGTTTTTTTGGATCCCAGAAGAATGAAGCCATTGCTTTGCGGGCGGCTCACATAATGAGTCTGGTAAAAACTAGACCAGCCGGAGAAGCTGGTCCCATCTCTATGAAAAGGGAAGGGGAATTGGCTATCTCTTTCGACAACGCAAGTGATATAAACGACGATGATTTAAACCAAACCAGTTTTGGAAGGCAGTTGAAAGCATTAACAACAGCAAGCGGCCCTGTTATGGGTGTAACTGGGGGTAATCTTGGCGTCATTTGTTAAAGATATCGATAAGGGTTGGAATAGAATTCAAGCTCAGCTAAGAAAGCTTGATGGCTCATATACTAAAGTAGGATACCCAGAGGAGAAAACAGGGGACAAGCAAGTAGAGTCAGGTGGGGGGGATTTTAATCTAGCTGGCTTGGCTGCGACTATGAATGATGGTACCACCGAAGCGGGAAGAAATCACGATGTTGTAATTCCTGCTAGACCATTCATGACAAATGCTTTTGAAACTGGCACAAAGACGGCTAGTCTAGTTATTACTAGAGAGTACAACGCCGTTCTTGCCGGTAAAAGGATCGCCAGGAAGGCACTTAGCCGGGTTGGTGAATGGTTTGTCGGTAAGATAAAAAAAGAGATCACTCAGGGTGATTTTGAAGACATCAAGCAGGCAACTATAGATAGAAGAACTGGAAAATCAACAAAGCCCTTAATCGACACTGGGCAGTTAAGAAATAGCGTAACTCACGTTGAAGTTATGAAGTTGTAGTTATGAGTTTATTCCCGAAACCGATAGAGAAAGAAGCAGAGCAGACCGGTGAATATATTGACGGTAATTGGACTCCTGCGGACATCGACAATCTAGTTGACGGAAATGGTAACGAAATAGTATCCGGGAATGGCGAGAACATAACAGCGATCTCTGAATTTACAAACAGTCCCATAACTTTTTATGGCTCTGTTCAGCCCTTAACGGGGAAAGAAATTAAAGCTCTTCAAATTGGTAGAATAGATCTTGGTAAGGTCAAAGTTTACACCAATACAAGACTAAATGTCACAGAACAAGGTGGCAATCGTACAGGCGACATTATCTATTGGGATAGTCGTAAGTGGGAATTGATTGACGAACAAGGTAATCGAAACCAGCTAATTAGTCATTATAAATATATTGCTGAATATCGTGGGTTGATAGAAGAATGACAATCGACGAGCTCTTTGAATTTTTGATAAAGTGGGCGAAGCTTGCCATTCCTGAAATTGGGAATAATGTTATCAAGTCGAATCCTAACGCCCCAGCTCCTAAAGGTAGGAATCTAGTAATCGGATATTCTCCGGTTATTGTACCGATGGGAATGGTTGAAAAAGGGCCTGTGAAGTGCTTATCGGATATTGATGAAGACTATACTTCTGATGATTTTAAAAACACCGGGGAGTATAGTTTCGCAGGAGATATTCCTTGCAATGTTACCGGCGGAAGGCCCCAAGCTAGATTATTTAGTGATTCTATTATTTGGGATTTAGTTAATTCTAATGTTGGAGCTAATCAGAGTTATTTTATAAATGCTTTTGAAAGCGGTGATACTTTTGGAGCATTAAGATTGCATCCATTAAATTTGGAACCGGCGGAACCTGTTTTTAGTGATTGGACGATATTCGCTCCCAGTTCCGAGAATGGTCTAAAGACAGTAACCCTTTCCAAGAATGCTGATTTTGACGGCCTCGGCGATTCGTTTCAATTTAATTATATTGAGCAGGCTTGGAAAGCTGTATTGAACAATACAAAGTCAGACATTTGGATCACTAAAAATGCCGTGTACGTGGATTCAATAGCCTGCGAGAATATAATCACTACTATTGATGGGAAAATTGGCCCTGCGGCTGGTGGCAGGTCTAAGAATTTTAGCTCTAGGATTTTAAGACAAAATAACACAGCTACTATTTCAATTAGAGAAGTTGGTGGTAACGGGGAATGGTTGAGGAGATTTCTAATAGCTAAAGAACTTGAGGATGTTAGGAATTTGTTTTCAGAGTATTGTGTTGGATTTTTGGGTAATGAAGCTATAAGACCGGCCGCTTTTACAAGATACAATCAATGGACTGAACAAAATATTTTGGATTTTAGACTTAGCATGAATACAACTATTAGAGAGTACGTTGATATTATAGATAGTTTTGGTTACGAAGGGATTATACCGGCTCAAGGTAGGGACGGTTTTCATACATTACAAAATTAGGAGAATGGTTTGAGTGATATAAAAAAAATTATACAAGTCGACATTAGTCGGCAAACCAGGGCGCTGTCCCAGGCTTCATTTAGCGTTTACGCTATTATGTCGGAATTTATAACTACAAAAACAACTGTGACTTTCGATAGACACCGGTTCTACGCCGATCTTGACGAAATGCTTGCCGATGGTTGGGTAGTTGGTGACGAAGAATACAAGGCTGCTCAGAAGCTTTTGTCTCAAGGAATTGTCGTTGATAAATTCATGATTGGCCGAAAAGATAGTGCTGATGCTGACTGGACCGCAGCTTTAGCCGCGATCTATGAAAAGAACTCTAGCTGGCTTGGGTTCATGATTGTTGCCGATTCTGCCACGGAAGAGGATGATTACAAGCTGGCCGCTGCATGGGCGGAGACCAAAAAAGTTCTTTACTTTTACTCTTCTTCCGAGGCTGGCATTATTACAAGTGGAACTTCCGATGTCGCAGCTTTCATGAAGACTCAAAATTATGATTACACTGTATCTATTTACAGCCCAAATAGCCAAGGAGACACCACGACCGATTATATCGAAAGTGCCTGGCCGGGTAAAGTATTTCCTCACAATACCGATCAAAAAATAGGTCGTCAGAACTGGATCTATAAAACTCTTGGCGGTGTCAGTGCTTATGACTTATCCTCAGATCAAGAAACTAATGTTGCAAGTAAAAATTGCAATTATTACCTTGAGATTGAGGGGTCAGGAACTCAAAACACCCTTGATGGCAGGGTTGCTTCCGGTGAATGGATTGACATCATTATTGGAACAAAATGGATTGAGACCAGGCTGCAAGAATCTTGCTTTGGCCTTTTAAAAAGATTAAGTGATGCCAATGACAAGCTTGGATTTGACGACGCTGGAATTGTAAAAATGGCTGGGATCGTTGAAGGTGTTTTGACAGATGCCGTCACAAATGGAATATTAGCTGAAGGCAGTGTGGTTATTACTTATCCAAAAGCCGCCGATGTCAGTGAGGCCGACAAGATATCCCGATTCTTGCCTGACATAAAATTTACCGCCAATTATAGAGGCGCTATTAACTCCACTGCAATCAGTGGCGTAATATCTGTTTAAGGAGTCTTAAATGTCACGAGATGATAATGTAAGAACACTGGATCCAAATCAACACATAATCACTTTTGGTGCCATAACTATGTCTGCTTTTGCCGAAGGGACGTATGTCAAAATCACCGGGAGTGGTGATAAATTTACCAAAAGAAAAGGTGCCGACGGGACGATTGACCGGAAAAACAATCAGGCAAGAGATTACGGCATTGAGTTAACGCTTATGCAGACATCTGTTACCAACGACCTACTCTCATTAGCATTAGCTGCCGATATGCTTAACAACACCGGTATTGCTGAGTTTTCGATAGTAGATCTTCAAGGTACCTCAACTTTCTTCGCTGCCAAGGCTTGGATTGCAAAAGACCCTGACGACGAAGGCGCTGACACTCTTGGCAATAGAGTTTGGCGTTTTGACACTGGTGTGGCTGTGAAGCATACTGGCGGTAACTTTTAATAAATAATACATTTCAAAGGAGTATTTTTTATGTTAATTGAACCAAAACCTATAATGATTGAGGAATATGAATTTATCCTTAATCCAATGAAAACCCTTAAAGCCATGAGGATGGATAAGAAGGTGATTACCCTTTTGGTCCCTGTGATGGGATCCTTAGAGGGTAATCAAAACCAAGAACAGCAAATCGACTTCAACGTTTTGTCTGAAGGTATAGGGACAGCCCTGGAAAGTCTTGATGATAACCAGTTTGAGAAATTCATTATTGAAATTTTAGCTGAAGTCCAGTACAAGCAAACGGGACAGCCTGTCCAGTCAATGACAGCGACAGTTATTGACACCAAATTTAGAGGAGACTTATTAGTAATTTACAAATTAATTTTTGAAGTTGTTAAGTTCAATCGATTCCTCCCTTTCGTAATAGCCGGTGGTGGGAAAGGGATCAGCGAAATCTTTTCCTAAACCGGGTTACCAAAGACAATGAAAAGGCCTGGGAAGAAATTGGCCAGGTTGGTAAATTAGACGAAGAGCTTGAAAACGAGTTCAAAATCTGGAAGTTGGCCCTAAAAGGTATCCCCTTATCCGAATTGAATAATTGGGGTATCGAAAATATCGACAAAGCTTTTGCTATAATGCAAATGGAAAACGACAATGAAGCCGCTTATAATGGCTGGCTTAAAGACAATAATTAATGGTAATACGAGAGCTAGTAACCAAATATACCTTTAGCTTAGATCAAGCTAGTGTAACCCGAGCCAATAACGCCGCAGATAGTTTAAAGAAAAAATCTACCCAACTAGGTAAAAAGGGAACCGAGGCTGCTGGAAAATTAGGAGGCGCTACAGACAAGCTAGGGGGAAAATTTACCCTATTAGGCAAAAAAGGTACTAAAAACCTTGGAGAATTGTCAAGATCTTTCAATGCCTTGGCTTCTAGCGTCGGGGCTAATGTAGGCATTTTGGGCAACATAACAGCTCTCCTTAACCCTTTAACCGTTGCCATTGCGGCTTTAGCTTTTGGCGTTTTTAAAGCTGGCCAGGCGTTTATCTCTTTTGATGAGTCCATGAAGAAGGTCAAAAAGACTTTGATGGCTACAGAAGAAGAAATGTCTTTCTTGAAAAACTCTGCTAAAGACGCCGCTGCCGGTTCTGTTTTCAATCTAGAGCAAACTGCTGAAGCTATGAATTTCTTGGCTATGGCTGGGCTTGACGTTAAACAAGTCGCCGAGGCGCTTCCGGGAGCTCTTCAATTAGCTTCTGCGGGTAGCCTTGACCTTGCTTCTGCGGCAGATATTTCAACCAATATCCTTACCTCAAACGAGCTTGTCATTTCTGATCTTGCTCGAGTTAATGACGTTTTAGCCGTTGCCTCCTCGAAATCAAATACCAATGTTCGGCAACTAGGGGAAGCTTTTGCTACTCTTGGCGCCTCTGGTGTTGCTGGAGGGTTAAGCATTGAGACTCTCACCACTTCTTTTGGATTGATGGCCGACGCCGGTGTCCGGGGTGGTATCGCTGGTACTCTTCTTAGAAACGCCATTGACGCCATAAGAAGACCGACTGAGAAATTGAGAAAATCTTTTGCAATGGCTGGGATTGATCTCAGCGATTTTGTAAATAAAGGGAAGATTACTAATTTTGAAGGATTGCTCCAGGCTTTAAGAAAGGCTGGGACCTCCGCTGACGTTGTTTTTGATCGCCTGGGAGAGCGCGGCGGTCGAGCTATGGAACAAATAGCAAGAAGGGGGCAAAAGTCCTGGACACGGCTGTTTAGTGGCGTCGAGGATTCTGCGGGGGCCGCTGCTCAAAAAGCTGCTGTTGATTTTGAGGGTGTCGGTGGTGCATTTAAACAATTATCATCTCTCGTAAATGTCGCGCTTGTCAAGGCTTTTGAAAGTAGCGACTTTGAAGGTGCTTTAATAAAAGTAGCTGAAATTCTTATTGACGTTTTACCACCTGCGATTAGACTAATTGGCAATTTGTTAAGACCAATTGGCCTAGCCTTAAGAGTTGCCTTATTTCCCCTTTCGATGTTGATGAAAGTAGTTGGAGTAATTGCTTCTTTATTGACTAAAAGTACAAATTTATTAACATTAGCTTTCGGTAAATTGTTTGATTTTTTTGACGATGAAATTAAAGCACTTGAAGAAAATGTAAACCGTATTGGGGATATTATAAAAAATGCTTTATTCCAAGAATTTATAGATTTTGCTAAGTTTATGAATTCATTCCTTCCCGGATTCTTACAAATAGATGTTGGAGATATTGAAAAATGAAGATCG